TTCAAGAAAGGCTATAGCACTAGGGACATTCCGCATGCTGAGCTTTCAGAGTATCTGTCTGCTGACCTTCATGCTACACAACAATTGTCTGACAAGTTATATGGTAGGCTATCTGAAGATATCAATACGGGTTTGCTAGGAACTATGGAGTTAACTAATAACATATGTAAAACCTTAACCCGCATCTATCAACGTGGCTTTGCTGTTGACCTTAGTAAGCTTGATGAAGTGCGACAACTGTTTGAGCAAGAGCGTACAGACTTACAAGCTGCGTTACAGAAACACATAAGGCAACTGATGGGTGACACGCCTATCAATCTAAATAGCCCGGAGCAACTGTCTAGCGTAGTATACAGTAGGCGTGTGATTGACAAGCCTGATTGGGGCAGTCGCATTGACCCCTTCATGGGGGCTAGTTCGTTTCGTACTATGGTTAACACAGGGACAGACCGTGTATACAAAACAATTGCTAAGCAATGTACTGAGTGCAAGGGAAGCGGAAGGGTCTGGAAGAAAAAGAAGAATGGTGAGAACTATGCAAAGCCTAGCCACTGTAAGGTATGTGATAGTAAGGGGTATACTCTTTCTAATACTAACATGGTGGCAGGGCTACAGTTCAAACCGCCTAGTGCTAAGTGGGCTAGTGCCAATGGCTTCTCAACTTCAAAGCAGAAGCTAGAGTTACTTGAGACTGCAGCACGTTCCAAAGGCCTAGTTGATACGCAAGACTTCCTGATAAAAGTTCGTAGGCTATCTGCCATTGGTACATACCTAACTTCTTTTGTCGAAGGTATTGAGACACACACTAAGGCCGATGGGAAATTACATGTACGGTTACTACAGCATCGTACTTCCACCGGCAGATTGTCTGGTGCAAATCCTAACATGCAGAACATGCCACGGGGTGGTACGTTTCCTATTAAGAAAGTATTTGTGTCTCGCTTCACTGATGGTAAGATACTTGAGGCTGACTTCGGACAGCTTGAGTTTCGTGCTGCTGCATATCTATCACAGGATGCTGTTGCCATTGAAGAAGTGACTACAGGGTTTGATGTTCATGCCTATACTAGTAAAGTTATTAGTGATGCAGGACAGAAGACAAGTCGTCAAGAAGCTAAGGCACATACATTCGCACCACTATATGGAGCTACCGGCTATGGCAGGACACCTGCTGAAGCAGCATACTATACCCACTTCACACAGAAGTATCAGGGTATTGCTGATTGGCATGCTAAGCTAGCTAAGGAAGCTATCAACACAGGTAAGATTGTTACACCCTCCGGGAGAGAGTTTTCTTTTCCTGATGTGAGACGTAACTCTCGTGGTAAGGTATCTCACTTCACACAGATTAAGAACTATCCTGTGCAATCATTTGCTACAGCAGACATTGTACCTATAGCATTGTTGCACATAGAAAACTTACTAACCAACATGGAAAGTTGTGTAGTAAATACTGTACATGATGACATCATATTAGATGTTCATCCCAACGAAGAAAGGAGTGTACTAAATATAATTAGTCTCACTAATAGAGACTTGATACAATTGATTGACACACGATGGGACTTGTCATTCAATGTGCCTTTGGCACTAGAAGCAAAAATCGGACCCAATTGGCTTGACACGAAGGACGTTTCGTGTTAGAACTAATAACCTTTGAAACTCAAATGATGGAGTATAATTTATGGAACTAACAACTATCGACACAAACAACTACAAAGCAATGGCTAAAGCAATGGGCATTGCAAATGAGGGTGGTACTCAACGTAAGAAGGGTAGCACTCTTGCACGACTTCGCATTAACCATTCACCTGTAATGGGTGAGGCTGAAGTTAAAGGCAAGACGGTCAACATGGAAGTTGTAGCGGGTGGCACATACAAAGTGGAAATGCCAGACGGCCCAACCTACTATGCGGAATCAATTAAGATGCGTCCTTTCCTACAACGCTTTATGTATAAGCGGTTTATACGTGGGCTTGATGGAGCAAAGAACCGTTACGTTAAGACTGTCATGGCAGATACATTAAACATTGACTTAAAGGATAACGATGGAGGCTTCAATTGTGGTAAGCCTGCAGGTTATATTGCTGACTTTAAAAGCCTACCTGAGAAGACACAAGAGTTGCTTAAGCAAATCAAGCGTGTTCGTGTAGTGCTTGGTACAGTTGAGCTTGTCAATGCTACTGATGTAAATGGTGTTGAAGTAACTACGGAAGAAATCCCATTCATCTGGGAGATTGATAACCGTGATGCTTTCAAGACTGTTGGTGCTGCCTTCACTCAGTTGGCTAAGATGCAACGTCTTCCTGTACAGCATATCATTACTGCTACTACAGAGAAGCGTACTATTCCTACCGGTGCAGTATTCTATCTACCGGAAGTGTCTCTCGATGTCACTAAGACTATGGAGCTTACCCAGAAAGAACAAGGAATGTTTACAGACTTCCTTCAGTGGGTACAGAACTACAACGAATACATTATTAATTCATGGCAGGAAAAGTCTACGCTGCGTAATGATGCTGATGATACCACAATCGTTGATGGCCTTTCTGAAATTGAGTTAGATGAAGGGGTAGCATAATGAACCATCCTGCTGAACTAGCTTTGCATCAATACATGGAGAATGCTGTCAAAGGCAAGACCACTATGGCTGACACCACCATTAAACAGGTGGCTGATGACATATCTGATGCACTTAGGCGACAGTTCGGTAGCGGTAAGACAAGGGGCGACTTCAGACTGAGAATGTCTAACGTGGGTCGCCCCACTTGTCAGCTGTGGTTCGAGAAAAATCACAAGGAAAAGGCACTGCCGTTCCCGACTACATTTATAATGAACATGATGCTTGGAGACATTGTAGAAGCTGTCTTCAAGGGATTACTAAAAGAAGCAGGAGTACCATATGAAGATGAAGGACAGGTTACACTTAGTCTGGATGATGGCACAGACATCAATGGAACATACGATATTGTTATCGATGGTGCTGTTGACGATGTGAAGTCAGCATCTAATTGGTCGTATCAAAATAAGTTTGAGTCCTATGAAACACTGGCTGCCAAGGATGGCTTCGGCTATGTAGGTCAGCTTGCCGGGTATGCTAAAGCATCTGGTAAACGTGTCGGTGGTTGGTGGGTGGTTAACAAAGCCAATGGTCAATTCAAATATGTTTCTGCTGCTAACATGGACCTTGACGAAGAGATAGGTAAGATAGAAGATACCGTACAGACTATGAAAGATAATAAGTTTGAACGGTGCTTTGAACCAGAGGAAGAAACATTTAGAAGAGAACCTACAGGAAATACAGTACTAAATAATAATTGTATATTCTGTGCGTATCGGTTTACTTGTTGGCCTACTCTTGAAGAACGTCCTGCCCTTGCATCTAAAGCAAAAGAACCAAAGATGGTTCCTTATATAACTATAGCAGAGGAGTATAAATAATTGCGTAACTATTCTGCATATAGTAGGGCACGACAGTATGGGTATCGCAGTGGGCTAGAAGTAAAGCTTTCTCAATATCTTGATGACCTCAAAGTTAAGTATGGCTACGAGAGCATTAAGATTGAGTGGGAAGACCTAGCCTACCGCACCTATACTCCAGACTTTATATTGAGTAATGGTATTATAATTGAAGCTAAGGGCTTGTTCACTGCCTCCGATAGACGTAAACACTTAGCGATAGCTAAGCAGCACCCTACTCTTGACATTCGTTTTGTCTTTGAGAATAGCAGACGTAAGCTAAGCAAGGGTGCTAAGTCTACTTACGGAGAGTGGTGTATTAAGAATAAGCTTCCATACTATGATAGAATTATTCCTAAAGATTGGCTCAAAGAAAAAGGAACAAAGACTAATCATCCAAAGCTTACACCGTTTAACGGTACTAAAATAAAAAGGAGATAGCATGACAACATATGACAAAGATAAGAAAGCTTCCGAACCTAGGAAAGAAGACTTTAATATTCGTATTCGCCCATCACTAGATGGAGATACATGGACAGGTGAGATAGATGTATCTGTACTTGCTAGTATGGATGCTGACATAGACGAAGAAAGCTACAGGCAAATTATGCACTTTTGTACTATGATGTGTGCTACTGTTCCTCTTATGGAAGAAGACGAGGAAATGAGAGAGTACATAAACGATTATGTAACGTCAGAGTTTCATAGTAAAGGAGAGAAAATACTTGAGAAAAAAGTTGACACTTCCTCAGAATATGATAATGTCATTAGCATGAACTTTAAAACTGGTAAAGTAATTCATTAAGGAGATATAGACATGGCAAAGAATATACACCGTAAGCCCGGACAAGAGTGGAGACAAGCAAAGAAACCTACCGGTTGGGCTACCGCAAAGAAACTTGGAGTAGAGCATCCTACTGAGGATATGGTAAACCACCCAACACATTACAACTCAACTAGCCTTGAGTGTATTGATGCTATCATGGGGGCTACTGATGAGGGCTTTGAGTATTACCTACAGGGAAACATTATTAAATACCTATGGCGATACCGATATAAGAATGGTATACAGGATTTAGAAAAAGCACAGTGGTACTTAGCTAAGTTAATAGAAACAGAAAAGAGTAGAGCAGATGATAGTACGAGTTAAACTATTTCTTACTTTAGAAGTTGACACAGATGA